GGGTTCAGATCACTCCCTGTATCTTTGAGACTTATGCAGTACACTATCTACGACAACACAGAGACACTTAGAGCATCATTCGTAAGTGTCTATGACCTTGAGAAGTACATCGATGCAATCAGAAACTCTCGGGGAGATAACTACCCAAACACTCCGAGAATGTCTACGTTTGATTACATCAAGTCTATCGGATGGTTCTGGGAGGTAGTTGACAAATCAGCAGAGGTTAGGGTATAATAGCAGAGGTAATCGGAGGACCTGTGAGTAACACTTAGCGGCAGTTGCTAAATGTCATATAGGCAGTTAAATGGGCCCCCTTAAATATAAAAAAGGCCACTACCCTAACCTACAAAGGTTCCCAGACGCCTTAGATATTATTCGATAATACTTTAAGGCATATCTAAAAAAATTTCTGAGGTAACAAATGGATGCTAAAACCCGTGTAGAACGGCAAGAGACTCGTGTATGGGCACTTGAACAATTGCTAAGGTTAGAGGGGTTTCTAGATCCACGTATATACGGTTGTGCGGATTATTATGCATCCTCTTATGCTTCTCAGGTTGTAGAAGATCTATATACACTATGGGTTGAGTGGAAAGAAGATAATCCCACAAATAATCCCCAAGTAATAAACCGTATGTAGAGTTATGTCCCATAGATTCACAACAACTTTAGAAGAAGATGATTTTGGTGATCTAATCCTTAATATTCCACATGAAGTATGTGAAGAACTGGGTTGGAATATTGGAACCACTTTAGATTATGAGATAGTAGACAATGACAGTTTTTTAATTAAGAAATCAGAATCAGAAAATGAGTGAAGAAGAAACCAAAGAAGAACTTATTGAAGTATCTACACAAGAGATTGCCGATGGATTAGGAGCAATCAATGAATGTATTATCAATTTAGGGGAACGTCTCAAAGCAATTGAGGAGTATGTGCAGGAGTTATCACCTGCGAGTAAGATATATTATAAACCACCAGGTCATGAAGAGTATTTAAATTTAAAAGAAAACTTTGATGAAATTTACAAGAGGTTAAACGATGGGTTGTAAGACTCAGGGTGGATATCAATTTGATGTATGTGCAGGGTTTGGTATTAACACCGAACATTGTTATTATTATACAGCACCAGCAGGAACTGGTGTTACTTTAACGTATGAAGAATATCCTGAGAATGCAATTCGTACAGGTAACTATAATATTCCAGGGCGCGAATCAAATGCTGTAATGTATCCTAGCATACAATTTGAGTCAAATAGTGCTCCAACAGCAGCAGGAAATGCAGATGGTGCTGGTGCTGCAAACTGTGGTAAGATAACAAAAGCAGATACTTGTTCTACATTTAATACAAGTTTCGAGGATGGGACTCCAATGATTGTATTGGATTATTACCCTGACACACTATCATTTGATTTTAATTTTTCAGATACATGGTTTGCATATTTGTATGATACTTCAGATAATGCAGGTATTATTGGGACACCATGTTTTTATCTTGAGACTGAAGAACAGACTCAAACTTCAGGAGCGGGGGCGAGCGCGACCAGCGAAAGCACCTCTAGCACTATATGCCATCCATGTACTGCTTATAGTGCCACTCCTGCGAGAACCACATTACGGTATACAGGAAGCGCCGATTTAACAGGTGATTTAGATTGTCCTCACCCCACATTATTTGGTATTGGGACGGATTCAAAAAAGTTATGTTTCACTTATGATTCTTTATCTACACAACTTCCAAATGGTGTAGTTGATTTTGAGGTAAGTTATGATGGTGTTACTTATACAGATAAGTGGGATCAGGGTGCAAATGCAGGAACACCTTATATTACTTCACAAAATCCTTGGCAAGCAGGAGATATCAGTGCTTCAGACTTTCAAGTTTATGATTTAAGTAGTGGTAATACTCAGAGTGATTTCATTGTTAAATTTAGAATTGAACCTGTATTTGATGATAGTGGATCCTCAGTTGTTTTTACAGGCACCCGATGGATTGCGACCGAACTATTAAATGCTGGGACAGGTTATAGTGTAGGTGATACCTTTGCTTTAGAGTATGTTCATAGACATCCTGATAATAGTCAAAGTACTTTCACATTAAATTTAAAGGTTAGTGCAGTTGGTCCTGTATCATCACAAACAAATAGTGATAATAACTTTGATGTTTTAAGAGTTGGAGATACTGTTAATGGACATAAGATCACTCGTGCATTTCATATGTTTGATGTGTATAAGGGATTAAATGCAAGTAATAATTTTTCATATCATGTAATATACCTTGATGGTGTTGGCAGTGATTTTGTAAAGGAAACATCTTACACTTCTGATAGAAATCACGTTATTACAGCAAAAGCAGGGTTTGGTATTACTGATCGGGCGATATTAGTTGGATTATATGAGTTTTTAAACAAATCTCTTCAATATATGACAGGAGATGTCAATAGAAATGCTCCTGATACATTTAATCAGATACGACAACCTGTTGGATTTGTTGAAATTAGTGAAAGTGGTAGGGTAACTGGTGTTAATTTAAACAGTGGTGTCTTTGCTTTGGATAATTTATCATTTATACAGGGCACTGGATACTCTTCTAGTAATGATGTTGCTTGTACTGGCGGATCTGGAAGTGGAATGAAGGTTGATATTGAGGTTGGAACCACTATTGATAACAATGGCAATACTCTTAATAGTGGAATTATTTCTCTAAAAGTCTCTGCAGCAGGTTCTGGTTATCAAATTGGAGATGAGGTTACTATTTCGGGTGGAAATGCAAAAATTAAAGTAGCAGAAATCACTCATGGTGGTGAAAATTGGCAATATTTGCCTGTAGACCCTATTTTGAAGGTTGGAAATCCAAATAATGCAGGTACTGGACTGGCCAGAAAGTCTGCGGACGACGGTGCAATTGACTTTACCTATAAAGTAAATAAAAAAGGCAATCTAAAATTTGAAATTGTTACTGCAGATGTAGGAGACCCTACTATTGAACTAGTAAGTGTCACTGGTGGGACCAATAGAGGGGCAGAAATTGAAGGAAAATTCGTTGGTGGGGTGTTAACTAACGTAATAATTAAGGATGGTGGTGAAGGATACACTAGAGACACTCGTCCGACTATTTTTGTTGCAAATGATGACGAAGAAAATACATTAATTCAAAAAAATGAAGGGTTTAGAGAGGATTTAGTTGATGAATTCGGTGGAATCTTGGGCGATTTGCCTGATGGTGGTGATCCTAGTGATACTAATGTGCCTAGAGTGCAAGAAGGAGATTATGCGGCGTTATCAGATAGTTATGGAGCAGTTCCTTCCGAGACAAATATCATTGAAACTAAACCTAAGATGGATATCAAACTAGATCCCGACAGAACTAGGGTTGATCAACTACCTCAAAATCGTTTTAGTAAGGATGCAACTGAACCGTTGAAAGAATTTATGAAACCTAAGTATAATTTAAAATATTTGAATGAAGTTGACGTTCCTCAAGACTATAAACAAACCATTATTGATGATAAAACTAGAATTTCCGATCAAGTCGATACTGATATAGACTTAATTACCCAACCAAAAATTCCTGAGTTTAAACAAACTCAAGAAACTCTGGTTAAAAGTGTTCAAGGCAGTTTTACTGGACTTCCAACTGCTTCTCCATACACTAAATACATTATGCGTCAGTATAGACCAGATCCTGGGAGACAGACATCTCTTACTGTTTCTCTTACAATGTCTCCAGTTAATACTGGGTGTGCTCATATTGCTTGTAGTCCACCTGCAGGATCAATTGGAGGTACTACAAGCGCACCTGGTGACCCAGACCCCGTAACAGGTGATCCAACCACTACTACAACTACTAATTCATTCAGTATGTTTCCCTTGACTGCACCTCCTGCAGGACCTGGAACTCAGGAATGGACAGCAACTGGGGAACTGACTATATTTCATGATTTAAGTCAATCTGCAGCGACAGTAGGTCTTGCTGTTGAAGCAGCAGGAAATCCATTTACAGAGTAATATGCCAGGTTTATCAGCAGCAATTTATCAAGGACCCGATAGTGGACATGGAGTGGGGTGTGGAGCGTCTCATCATCCTGGTTTGGGTGGTGGACTACTTCCCAACTGTCCTCACCCTCCTCTAAGTCCTACAATCAATCCCTCTGCCATGCCAGCCGTTAATGCGGTTGCTATTTGGCCACCTTTGATGCAGGCACCTCTTACGCCGTTAACGGCTCTTAGAACAGTTTTTATCAATGCGTCATTCCCGATTGTCGATCAGGATCTATTGACTCTGCATCCGACACCTACTCAGTTCACAACTAGTTCTATCGGTGATAAATGTTTTTTCACAACAAATACTCCTGCCTGGTGGTGTACAATGGGTATTACAGCGGGTCGAGAAGCGCCAGTCGGTCATGCCCGTAAGCTGATGGCAACCAGTATGACTGTCTTTATTAATGGCAGACGTGCTGGAAGGTTCTCAGACCCCTTAGGTGACGGTACCGTCGCCTTCCCCTGTTTATCAGTGGTAACGGGATCTAGCATCAATGTTTTTATAGGAAAATAGAATTTAATTATGGCAAAAATTAACAAGTCACTTACTGGTGGCAATATGATCGAATCTAAACCAAAGAGAACCCGACAGGGATCTGGTCAAAATACAAAATACTCTTCTACTAGTAGAAATAATGCTAGAAAGCGTTATCGTGGTCAAGGGCGATAAATACTATTGGTATAAGTTACGGCAGTGAATGGCTCTTAAGAAAATAGGAGGGAAGGAATTTGCAAAATCTCGCTCGTTTAAGGACGTAGCGATTAATTTTGCTCGCAATCCTTTCACTGACGATGTATCTGCTGTTGTTAATGATAATTCTATCAAACAGGCGGTTAAAAATTTAATCATGACTGCACCTGGGGAAAAACCTTTTCAACCACTTGTAGGTTCAAATGTAACTCAGTTACTTTTTGAACCTTTAGATGGTTTTACAGCAGATTCAGTTAAGGATGAGATCATAAATACCATTAATCAGTATGAACCTAGGGTAAAACTCACAGAAGTGGTTGTGACACCGATTTACGAAGGGAATAAACTTAACGTCTCTGTTGAGTACCAAGTAGTTGGTTTGCCTATCGTGGAAACAATAGAATTTATCTTACAGAGACCCGAATAATGCAACCCAATAATTTAACAGCATTAGATTTTGAAGACATTAAGTCTTCTATCCAGTCATATTTGAGAACTCGTTCTGAGTTTACTGATTATGATTTTAATGGTTCGTCGTTGTCATATCTTGTTGACATATTAGCATATAATACTTATTACACAGCATTTAATGCCAATATGGCATTGAACGAATCGTTCTTAACGTCTGCAACGATTAGAGATAATATTGTCAATATTGCGAAACTTTTAAATTATGTTCCTAGATCTATTATTTCATCAAAAGCTTGTTTATATCTAGAAATACAAACTAATCAAATTAATGGAGAATATCCCACTTCGGTAACTCTTAAAAAAGGTTCTGTGGCAACTGGTGGTAATTATATCTGGAATATTTTAAATAATAAAACATCTTCCGTAAATCAAACCACAGGGAAGGCAATTTTCGACAATCTTTTGGTTTATGAGGGTAGTCTAGTAACTTTTTCGTATACTGTCAACACATTTGCGAAACAAACATATGTAATTCCTTCTGAAGACGCGGACGTTGCTACTCTAACTGTCAGAGTTAGACCTAATGAATCGTCTACTCAATTTGATATTTACAACAGGGTTGTAAGTGTTTCCTCTATATCCCCTACTACCAGAGCATATTTCCTTTCAGAAGGAGAGGATATGCGCTATGAACTTCGTTTTGGTGATGATAGCATTGGTAGAAAACTCAGAGATGGGGAAGTTGTCGATCTTGAGTACCTTGTTACTTCTGGTCCTGATGCAAATAATACTGCTAGATTCTCCTTTGTGGGTAGAATAACGGATAATTTCGATCAAACTTATACACCTACTCTTGTTGGCGTAACTGTTAAGGACAAATCCCAACAAGGTGCTGCGGCAGAAGCTGTCGAATCTATCAAATATAACGCACCAAGATACTATTCTGCTCAATATCGCGCAGTTACAGCGCAAGATTACGCTATTATTACTAAAAGTATTTACGCTAACGCATCTTCTGTAGTTGCATACGGTGGTGATACGCTAAATCCACCAATTTACGGAAAAGTCTATATCGTAATCAAAACAAAATCTGGAACTTCTCTTAATGATCAAACTAAAAAAGAGATCTCTAGCAATCTAAGATCCTATGCAATGGCATCTATTGATCCAATTATCGTAGATCCAGACGATGTATTCATCAATGTCAAAGTATTTGCTTTATATGACACTGGTGGTGGTTCTAATGCATCGGAGATTGAATCTGATATTAACTCAGGAATCCTAGATTGGGGAACTCAAACTGGTATCAATAACTTCAACTCTACTTTTAGAGCACAGCAGATGGAAAAAGCGATATCACTTTCCAATAAAGCAATTAGTGATATATCTTTACAGGTAACTCTTCTTAAATATATCAAACCAAATACCAATCAAACTAACACTTATTGTGTGTCAATTGGCAATCCTCTTTATAACAGTGCTCCTAGTCGTGATGGCGACGGAGGCGGTGGTGATGGCGACGGAGGCGGCGGTGGCGCAACTTGTAAGAAAGAACCAGTAGTTGTTTCTGGTACATTTAGAACTGCGAATAGACCAGGAATAGATCAGCAGTTTGAAGATGATGGATATGGAAACTTAAGAACTTTCTACAATACAGGCACCAGAAAGATCTATATCAACAATAAAGCAGGAACTGTCAACTATGACACGGGACAAGTTTGTTTCGGTCCAGTTAACGTTATTGGTGCTGGTGATAATACTCCTCCCACTGGATCTGTAACGATCACTGATCCTGGAGCGGGTACTGGAGACATCACGGATCCTTTATTACTCCCAGATGGTTTGCAAATTCCTGTATTATACATTCCTGCAAACAATTCTACAATTCCAGCAACAACTCCTGGGACAATTATTAATATTGTTACCCCATCAATTTCAGTTAATCCAATTGGATCAATGGTCCCTCCGACTATCCCTCTAAATAGTTTGACACCAATCGATTTCAACCAAACGCCAATCGTTTTGGATATCCCAGATCTGACAAATACAGGTTCACTCAGCGACTCTTCTTGCTTCTAAGATGAATATTAACAAGGTTTCCCAGTCCATCTCTTCTCAGTCACCCGAGTTTCTGAGTTCAGAATATCCACTGTTTAACAAGTTTATTGAGTATTATTACAAATCTCAAGAAAAAACTGGCTTAGGTCAGAATATTATTAATAATTTTCTTCAATATCTTGATATTGATAAGTTGGATGTTAGTATCTTAGATGGTTCTACTAAGATTGTAGAACCATTTGGTCCTACTGATGATAAAATTGTTGTTGAATCTGTTCAAAGTTTTTTAAAAAATGATGGTAGCATCATTATTGGTGATGAGGTAATCTACTACGAAAGCACTACAGCAGCACCTAATATTTCTCTGAGTCCTGGTATTACTTACGATCAGGTAAAACTTAAGTGGACTGATCTGGCTCAACTTATTAATGAATATGATGGAACTACTGTTAGATTCCCTCTCACTTCCCAGTCTACACCTATTCCTGCCCCTTCTGCACAACATTTGATTGTAAAGGTGTATGGGAAGACTTTAATCCCCACTTTAGACTATACAGTTGATGGTACTGATATTGTCTTTACAACTGCTCCAAGAGCGAAGCAAACTGGTGATGATGCGTCACAGACTAATATTTTCTATCTTGGTGGTTTTATTGATAGTAATATTCTCCCTCTTGATAATATTTCAGGTTCCTTTGGTGATAGTGTAACAGAATTTATGATGACCCGTAATGGTGCATCATATAGTCCAATTGTTGACGAATATATTATTGCAGTTTACGATAATGTATTGCTCACCCCTAGAGTTGATTATTTTATAGATGGTAACACATTTATTTTTAATGTTGCTCCTCTAAACGGTAGATTTCTTTCTCTTTACTCAATTGAAGCACCTATTCCTAGTTTTGGTTCTAATGCAATTGGATATGCTCGTGTAGATAACTTAGGTCAACTTTCCAGTATCTCTATTAATAAAACTGGATCTTCTTACAGATACGAATATCCCCCTCAAGTTACTATTAGTGGAATATCTGGTTCTGGGGCATCCGCAACCACTTTAGTTAATGGAATTAAAAATGCTATACTTCTTGACGGTGGTAGAGGTTATAGTGATACAAACCCCCCTATTGTAGCAATTGAATCTCCTACTGCTCCAGGTTCCACAACTGCAACCCTTAAGGCAAATGTTTCTAATGGAACTATTACTGGTGTTGAAATTGTTAGTTCTGGTAGCGGATATACTTTTAATCCTAGAATTACGTTTAAACAACCAGGTGGTGCTAAAGTCGGTTCAGCCACTATTGTTAGTGGTTCTTTAAGTGGCACTATCCCTATTCTAGATGGCGGTCAGGGATACACAACTCAACCTTTGGTATACATTGACGAGCCAGATGGTTTGGATGGTATCAGGGCGGCATTAAGAGCAGAATTGACTGATGGTGCGGTTACTAGCATTACCGTTTTAAATCCTGGTCAAGGTTATATTTCCACACCTAGAATTTCGATTATTGATCCAACTG